CGATAAGCCTATTGAGAAGAAACCAGATGCTATGCACCCTTATGCCGAGAAATCGTTATTTGGGGGTCTGGAAGATAAAACTGAGCAGCTAATAAAGGGTGAGACATTTTACGCTAGTGAGGAGCCTACTCTTTGCAAGAACCAAACTATATTGCAAATGGGTATTCTTTGCAAATCTTGCAATATTAAACATAGTGCGGCGTTAACCGCTTGCCCAAATTGTGGTAATGGTAGTGTTGGATCTAGGGTGCTACCTGCTGGTATGGCTAACTTAGCTAAAAGCCGGGGCCCGATGCTTCGGCCTGCTAAAGATAACAATAATCAATTCTATCCCGGCGGTAGATTCCCACTTTAATTTGTGAGGCGTAAATGCCTGGATTACTCCGAAAGATTGGGGAAACAATAGGTCTGCTGTCTAAGGCTTTGCCTATTGAAGAAACCGATTTTGTTATGGATGGTGTTAAGCAGCCTAGAATGGTTAGTGAGGAAGCGGCTAGTGATCCTGGATCATTATTCTATGATCCTTTCGCTATTATTGAGCAATTGGGGTATAAGGATAAGCCAACTCAGATTACTTATGGTACGCTAAGAAATATGGTCTATCGAATGCCAGTCGTTGGGGCGATTATCAATCGTAGAATCAATCAGATAGCTGAATTTGCTCATCCGCAACGTAATCGCTATGATATGGGGTATAAACTTAAGTTGCGGGATAGAACTGCTATTCCTGGCCCAGTAGATCGTAAATGGATGGCTTGGTTTGAATCTTTTTTAGAAACAACTGGGGTAACAAATAATCCAGGTGGGCGTGATAATTTTGAAACTTACCTTAGAAAGCAAGTTCGTGATTCGCTCACCTACGATCAGGCGTGCACGGAAATAGTGCCTGATATGACAGGCAAGCCCGCTGAGTTTTATGCTGTTGACAGCAGCTCGATCCGCATTGCAGATACGGCCACTACTTACATGAATGAAGACTTGGAAGCTGCCGTAAGATATGTACAAATTTATGACTCCATGATCGTGGCGCAATATTCTGCCTCTCAGATGGTGTTTGGGGTTAGAAACCCTAATTCCGAAATTAGGGTGCATGGTTATGGTATGAGTGAAATGGAAGGTATGGTAAATGTTATTACCAACCTGTTGCACGGCTTCACCTATAATCAGAAATTTTTTACGCAAGGGAGTATGCCGCGGGGCTTAATTAACGTGGTTGGTGCTATCCCTGAGAAACAGCTTAAAGCGTTTCGAAGGCATTGGTATCAAATGTTGTCGGGGGTTGAGAATTGTATTACGGGGGATACAAATATTTGGGTACCACAGGGCAATACCAGTGTTGCAGCTTTTTTAGGGGATGCTCAAGAGAAAGATACTTTAATTTGGGTAGGGGATTCTTGGAAGGATGCTGTTGTTTATAAGACTAAAGAACCTAAAGTTAAAGTTAATACAGTGCTGGGTAATGGTGTTACTTTATCAACTTCGCCAGATCATAAATTTAGGATTATTGGGCCGGAAGGAGAACCCGTTTGGGCGCGCCAAGCTAACCTTCGGATAGGAGATTTTGTATTAGTTAACAAAATCCCAGCGGTATCAAGAACAGAAAGTATTCCTAAATATGAAGGTAAAAGCATTACTCCTGAGTTATTAGAAGCATTGGGTTGGTTTATAGGAGATGGTTATTTTGTAGTTAAAGGGGAAGGAAGGCAGAAACCTAATTATGCTCAGTGGTTTTATCACAGCACTAAAGAAAGAGATATTTGTGATAGGCATTTAGCTATATTGCAAGAATTTGAAGTCAATGCTCATAAAAAAGAGACTTTTTTATCCTTAGAAAAGAGAGAATATATTAAAAGTTATTATGGGTTTAAAACTGTTCTTTCATCTAGGTTAAGTATTGATATATTTTCTAGATCTTTTGTTAATTGGTTATTGAATATTGGGTTTACCCCCTCTTGCGGCGGTAAAAGCATTCCAGATTTTTTATATACTTTACCTGTGAAGTATAAAGCAGCTTTTTTGAAAGGCTTATTTTCTGCTGATGGGCATTGTGGGAGGAAAAGAAACCCAGGGCTTAGTATTGTTAATGAAAGCTTACGCAACCAAGTTAAATTATTGCTTTTGTCGCTAGGTATTAGAACTTGTTTATCTGAAGGGAAAAATAAGTTAGTTATTAGTGGCAAGGAACGCTTTTATGTTGAAGGAAAATCTTATCTGAAGATAAAAGATAAAGAGTTGTTTTTTGAAATTATTGGATTTTTACAGGCCCACAAACAACCGCGAAATATAATTAATTTAAACGAAACTGGTAAAAATAGTAAAGTAGCACACACAACTATTTTAAAGTATTTAAGGCTAGTTAGAGCAGCTAATGATGCACAAGGTAAAAAGTTGCTTACTGCTCGTCAACGATCAGATATGAATTCAATTCTTACTGGGCAAGACGGTTGTAGTGTTAATCGTCTTTTACGTTTTATGGCTATAGGGGGCATTGCCCCACCAGAATGGTTGATATCTTATAATTTTGAACCTGTAGTGGATATTATTAAAACTGATGAAGTTGTTCCTATGTATGACATTGAAGTTAAGGATGATCGCCACCAGTTTTGTGCTAATGGAGTTATTATTTCAAATTCTTGGCGCACACCAATTACTAATGCAGAAAAGATGGAATGGATATCTTTGCAGCAACCGTCTAATCAAGATATGGGTTTTTCTGAATGGATTTCTTTTAATTTGCGGCTAGCTTGCGCGTTTTATTGTATAGACACTGAGGAGCTTGGTTTTTCTTACGGTAACGAAGGGCAATCCAATTCTTTGAATGAAAAAGGTAATAAAGATAAAATTACTGAATCTAAATCTCAAGGTATCCGGCCAATTCTGCGGCATTTAGCATATTGGATTAATAAGGGCATTGTTCACCCACTTATTGAAGATTTTGATATAGAATTTTGTGGCCTTGACTCAAGAACGCATACGGAGATTGCGGATTATAATACTAAAGTAATTGCAAGCTGGCGTACTGTAAATGAAATACGAGAAGAAGACGGGTTACCTCCTCTTCCTGGTTGTGATACTATATTAAATGCTTCATTATTGCAGTCCCAGTCCCAAGCGCAAGCTCAAGCCCAAATGCAGCAACCTGGAATTATGCCTCCTGGTAGTGCTTCTACCCAGCAACCAATGTTGCAATCCAATTTAATGGCTCCCCAAGTGGATTCTATGGGGGGTGGGGGGGATGATGCGGCAATGAAAAGTTTGCAGAAAAGTTGGGATGAGAATATAGTTATTTCGATAGATTTGTAGATTTTTCTTGACAAGTAAGGAAATTTGTGAGATACTACTATTTATGGAAAATAGAACTAAAATATTTGGTGTAATTTATTTAACTTGCAATACTGCGGTTACTCCTGTAAAGTGCTATGTTGGGCAATCAATTCATCAACGATGTAAAACCATTGATGGGTTTTATGATTATGGTTATTATGGGTCAGGTGTGCGTTTTATAAATGCTTTAAAAAAATACGGTAAAGAAAAGTTTACAGTTACAGTTTTAGAAACAGTAACTAGCAAAGCAGAAGCAGACGCAAGAGAGAAATTTTGGATTTCAGAAATAAATTGTTTAAAACCAGTTGGGTATAATTTATCGAGCGGGGGTATTGGGAGTCCAGGGTGTCTTCCTTCTGCGGAGAGAATCGAATATTTAAAAATTAAAATGAAGGGTAGTGGGAATCCAATGTTTGGTAGAAAGCATTCTATAGAGACAAAAAATAAAATTAGGAGGAAACAACTTGCTTATCAGAAGCGCGCAAAAAATCCGATGTTTGGGCGCAAACACTCTAAAGATACAAGAGATAAAATATCAAAAGCATTAAAAGGAAAATACACAGGGGAGCGTTCTCTTTTATTTGGTAGAACTTTTTCTGATAGGCACAAGAAAAATATAAGTTTAGCTAAGATAGGTAAACCAAATTTTAAATGTCGGGGTATTTCTCCTTCTCCAGCCTGTATAGAAAAAGCACGGGAAGTTAATGCTAAATTGACGGAGAATCAAGTTTTAGAAATAAAAAAACTATTGTTATGTGGCAATAAATGTAAGGATATTGGAATTAAATATGGGGTGCAGCGCACCACTATTTGGCAGATTAAATCTGGAAAAAATTGGAAGCATGTAGTAATAAAATCAACCCCACCAGTATAGCTGGTAGAGCCTGAAACACTGGCGCGATTTTTATTATAAAACTTTAATAATGTAAGGAGTTAAGATATGCGGGTACGTCACAGTTTAATTGTAAAATCTTCAGATGACGCAGACGGAAAAAATGTATTATTTTATACAGATCCAACTTTAGCCGAAACTGTGGTAGATGCTTACCAGCACACAGTTTCCGGTAGGTTGACTATACCGCTCAACACCACATTAGCTTTAAATTTAGACAGTTTAACAGCGGTACGCGGCGCATACATTACAGTTGATAACGCCGCGTCTATCAGTGTAAATTGTGGAACTGCAATAGTAATGGCTCCTGCAACCACTTTACTTAAAGCCAAGTTTTTTATTGAAGGAGTAATAACTTCAATATCAATTATTTCGCCGGTATTATCGGCCACACAAGTAGTATATGCTCTTTACGGTGACCTAGTTGTCTAACACACCAATAGAGCGCCCAACAATAGCAGAAATGAAGGCAGCTTGGGATAATACTGAATATAGCGGTAAAGCTTGGGAGGAGTTATTTGATAAATACCCTGAAATTTGTAACGAATTCATAAAGGATTATATAGATTTCAGGGGCGAGTTTAACTGTTTAGTAAAGTAGGCTAATTCAGTGAAGTTATCAATAACAACCACACCAGATGAAATGCTTAATAAGGGCAACTTGCTAATTTCTGCATTAGCCAGTAATTTAGCAACTTACAATCCAGATTTAGCAGACCAGTTATACAAATCTTTAATTACTCCAGATATTGAGTTGAAATACCCTGTTTTAGCGGATATTTCTCATATTACGCAGGATATATATCGTAAGCACATGGAAGCCATGGTTATGAAGATACAAGAAGTAATAAATAACGCAGTAAAAGATTCCTCTACCGTAGAGAAATCTGAGGGGGCTACCATGCAACCTTCAGAGAATTTGACAAAGTTTCATGATATTACCAGTACTATAATTCATGCAGAAAATGATATGTACGACCGAATAAAGCAGGTAATGTTATCAGCGGGGTATGCTGAAAGGGATTTTGATCCAAAAGGTTGTTTATATGGGAAGTCTGTAAACGAATTACTGGATATTTTTCAGGCAGACAATATTAAGGAGAAGTTGCTTGAAGAAAAATAGGAAGGTGCATGGTTTTTGTTTATATTGTGGAGCTAAAATTTTCGAACCAATAAAAATACCTTGTTGCTATGAGAATCCAGAATTAGGGTACACCTGTGTTTGCCATTTGATATCAGAAATTACTAAATTTTGTGAAGCTAAACGAGAAAAAACTTAAATGTTATTAACTGACGAACAAATAACAGAAATTAAACAGATAGTTCTAGACTACCATAATGCGTTCATTATGAACGCAGTAGCCCCTGGGATACTATCTGCAGATATAATATCTAGATTAGAGACATTAGGATTAGCTAATATACAAATTAATTCAGTACACGATGCTTACACATTCGGCTGGTTATTGTCTCATTTAGAAAACCCTGCAGTAGCTAAAATGAGTTATTTGCAATTTATGGAATTTGTTAAGAAGAATCCCATACCGCTATCTCAAACTGAAAAGTTAGCTGTTCGAATAGCTAAACAGAGCGCAGGTCAGTATGTACAAGCTCTGGGGGCTAAAGTATCTTTAGGTGTAATAAATACAGCTTTAGATAACGAGAATAAACTTAAAAATATGCAATCTATAGTACGCACTAAGACTGAAGAAGCAATTGCTAAAAGGCAGTCTGTGCAGCAACTGGCTTCAGCTATAGGTTGGGCTTCGAAAGAGTGGAATAGGGATCTGGTTAGAATAGCTAATACTGAACTACAGAATGCTAGCCAGTTAGCAATAACTGAAAGGTATAAAGAGAAATTTGGTGATGATGTATTAGTAGCTAGAATACCAATGTCAGGAGCTTGCGAGCACTGTAAGAGAGTATTTTTAGGTAGTGACGGATTTCCAAAGATATTCAAATTAAGCGATCTTCAGGCTAACGGTAATAATGTTGGTAGGAAAGCTAAGGATTGGTTGCCTGTTTGTGGTACAGTTCACCCAGCGTGTTGCTGCCAAACTACAAGAATGCCAAAGGGTTACGGTTTTGATGAGAACAGGGATTTAGTATTTAATGGTAAATACGGCATCATGGCAGATGTTAAGGATTTAGTTAAGGCTAACCAACCTACGGTATCTGGTGGTGAGGTAACCGCTATAGTTGGGGCTGATAATTCACCGGCGGGGG